AGGATTACAATCTGCCACTCAAGTAGGGGCTGGCCGATACGTTCGGCAAGTTCAATGATGGCATCTACTTTAGATTCGCCTTCGAGCCATGGCGTATGCAGCCTAGGTAAGACAGCCCCCGTAAGGGCTGGTGGGCTTTGTACAAGTTCTAGGGTCATTTTCTACAGATTACCAGTCATCGGGCCTCTGTGAACCGTTTCCGTCATTTTCGGGGATAAACAGGACGAAAAGGCAGGGGGGGTAGCCGTCTGTGCTAAAAAAACAGCCTGGTTACGAGATCCACGCTTGCTATTGCACCTAGAGCAGCAGGCAACCATATTGTTGGGATCGTAGGCTTCTGCCTCGGTTGATCGAGATACAGGGATTATATGATCGACTGTATGGGCTGGCTGGTTGCAGTAGTAACAGGTGTACTGATCCCTTGCCAGGACTGTAAGCCTGATCGCCTTGTACTTACGTTGGCTTCGTGGGTCGCCTCGTTTAGCCATCAATAGTGTCCAGTCTTTAGATGATAGGCCAAAGCCTTACAAGGTGTGCCGTGTCTATGGGCTATGTACTTAAGCCCGGCATCTATCTGCAGGTAAGGGTCTTTAGTCTTTAGCTTTAACAGCTGTGGTATTCCATAAGCAGTAGATCGCTTGTTATCAGCTCTTGGATTCCATTGTGACTCACGAGTCCAAAGCTTCTCTAAACATAGGTATTGCCTATGGTTAGTTAGTTTTATATGTGTATAGAGTTTATATTTTTCTTTCTCTATATCATTATTATTAATAGCATAAGCATTGTTTATAGATGCTATTACAAGACTAGATTGTATCATGCCCCACCAAATCCATTTAAATTTACGCGGGGTCTTGGGCGTGTCGCTACTCATTACAACCATGCTTCTCATCTGGGTTAAAGTCGCAAAAGTAGCAGCCTGCGTTTTCTCCACAGGTTATACACACATACTTGAATTGGATGCTATCGCAACAATGGTTATACACAGCATTATCCTCAACTGTGTAAAACTCCTCACCAAGCTGTTTTGTCATTTATCTTTACCCCATCCAGTTCCCTTGAATATAATCGATGGCGCGCTAAACACGCGTATCATTGGGTAGCTGCAGCACAATGGACTGCTATCGCCGTGTGTATGTACCGGGTGATTCATCTCTGATTCGCCGCCGCATTGATCGCATCGATACAAGTAGCTAGGCATCTTGTACCGAATTAGGCATCACTGTGTACGCAGCTTCACATTTCTCACATTTAATTATAATGATAGGTATTGCGCCATTAACCAGGTGTACAGCCATTTCCGGCTGATCTGGGTCGCAGTTACAGCGTATCTCTAGGTTATTTTTTTCAGTCATTTAACATGTCCTCATCTTTAGCCCGTTGGGTGTCTAGTAACATTTCAATGCCCATAACTCCACAGCCTAAGCACTGTACGCAGACTACGTTGGGCGGTAGGTTTACAAATTCATCTACTATTTTGTGTGTCTGCATCCCTTTACCGATCTTGGCGCAGACCCGGCAGTTAATTTTCAGTAATGCCATAGATCGACTTCCTTAATGTGTCCATTTCAAATAACTCACGCTGAGATATCCAAAAGTTGCCATCAGCTGCGTTGTAGTACTTGGCTCGCTTGGCCCAAAGCACAGGCATCCAGCCTATAATCTGATAAACCGGTGATTTATTTACGCACAAAATAGCCACATCGGTTAGCCGTGGGTAATCCTTATGTATAATTAAGTGTCCATTTATGTACTTAGTCCATTTGACTTCAAAGCCTAGATTGCCTACCTGTATATCCGGTGCATCATGAAAAGTATTAACCGTAGGTATAAAGTTACGAATACCCATGTATTGCGCTACTGCAATCTCCGCACCAGCAGCTTCACTATGCTCAGCTACAAACTCGTGAAAGTTTATTTTTGTGTTATATCGGCCAGCATGATCGGGCGTATTAGCCTTCTCGCCTGTACTACGGGCAAACCCACTAGCTGCTGCCTGTAACTCCTGCGATCGATCTAGGATCACCTGGACTATCTGCGCCATCTCAGTTATAGCCATATTGGTTTGCATTGGTCGCTGCGTGACTTGTTACTGCATGTATAGCCCCGGTATTTTGATCCAGTCTTTTCGCTTACGCCTTCTTTGTAAACCATACGGCCGTGTGAGCAGATGGGTGCAGGGTCTAATACCTCGCCACCTAACTGCGCTTTAATATCTGCGATGCTTTCCGCAGCTGGGCGCACACTTCCCACACCTTCAACCTTTACCGCAGGTGTAGCAGTAGCCCATAGATCAACCTCTACTGCAGGCTGAGCCTGTAGGCGTTCTACCTTTTCCATGTCCTGGCGTGTAGGCCTGGCATCGCTAGGCATCAGTAACCCAATGGCTCGACCGATGGCAGACGTGCTGCAGTTCTCGATCCAAAAGTCACGGTTTACGCCTCGATCAGTACGCAGCTCATAGGCATAATCTACAGCCGCCGGCACTACATCCTCATGCTCACGGAATACGCTGGCACGGATAATTACATAACCATCTTTAACGTTTATTTCAACAATCTCAGTAATGATCCTGCCTGAGATATGGGTTTCTCTAAACCGCTTAATGCGGCTGTTTACATCCTCATAATTATTTAGGTCAAAGGCCATTACTTAACCACACGATCACTAGCTACACGCATACCAGCTGCGCGGCCACGATTGTAGCCATCCTTCACGCCTTCTTTGTAGCCAATCGACCAACCTGCTAAAAACCATGCAACGCTAACCAATAAAACTAATACTGCTACTTTTTCTATATCCATTTACTTCGCCCTTGTTTGGGTTAAGCCGCACTACACCGAATTAGGTAGCCCTGCCTAACGTGTAAATTAAGGGTAAGGGCTGGGTATGACAGCGGTCAATAACCGACACGCCTAACGGCTTAGTAACATCTCGTATATCGAATCAACCTTAGCCTCTATGCGATCTACTCGACCGCGTAAGTTATGGCCTCCGTTGCCATCTGGCCTTAATTCAGCTAGGTAATACTTAACTAGATGGCGAACCAGCCCAGCCGCAAACCCCATAAGCGTACAGATGCCTATGGCTATGGCTATTAGCGACTGGGCGGCCGTCATTATTTAACGCCGAAAGTGCTATCGGATGGATTCATGGCGCGCAATAATGGGCCAAGTAGTCCAGCAATAAATGCATTACCTAGTGTTTTCCAGTCGGTAATGCCGGACATGTAAAGCGCAGCTGCGCAGCTAAAAGCAGCGCGTAGATATGACAGGCCAGCGGCCTTAGCTTGTTCTTTCATGGTCTTACTCCTAAATGCCCTTAATTGACTTGTTTCAATACTGCAATCGTATGCGTACCCGATGCAGCAATACCGTATAAGCCTTCGTGATCTCCTACTGGCACTTGCATTTTATCGCCGTTATCCATCTTGTAACCATTAGATGTAGTTACGTTAGCATCGCCTAAATAGACAGCACCGCCGCCTAGATTATGTAGCCATACTGTCTGATCCATAATATTTGCAGCTACTAAAAGCGTGGCTGTAGTGGTTACTGTTACTTGTGCGCTAGTCGGCATATTTTAATCCTAACTTTTCTATGTGTTTGGCTGTTTTAACTGGGTCTAGTGCCAATTCCCAATGCATTTCATCTTTCCTAGTCCAATTACCGCCCCAGTTCAAAGCATATTTTTTAGTCAATGCCTGGATCATTGGAATTTTCTCAGCTGGGAATGTGCCAGCCTTGCCTAATGGGTGCTTAGTTGCGTTTAGATCAATAGCCGTACCCGATGCGTGGTTACTTAACTTGCCGGGTACACCTCTAACATCTCTGTACGCGTAACCCCAATCGTCTAGCGCACCGCCATCGATCGGCTCAATCAATTCATGAAAAGACTCAGCAAAGGCAACCAATAAAGGCGCAGCAAAATATGCGCAACGCAGCTTAACGTGGCTGCCCTTAATCGCGTAAGACTTGATACGGATCGACTCAACATCTTTAGAGGCTGGCCAGCCGTTATAGCTGATCGCACTCATCCCAGTAGCAGTGCTGCTTCATCGGCTGTTATGCCTAACTTAGCAAGTAGCGCAGCTTTAGCATCTGCCTTGGCTTTAGCCTTAATTTTATCTGCAGCTATATTAGCTTGATCCAGCTCGTAGGCTTCAAACTCTGCATCGGTCATTTCACGATCAATAACCTCATTAGTTTGTTGGTTATGTATTCTAACTATTGGTTTAGGCATTAGTTCACTCCGTAAAGTAGGACAGTTCCAGCTGATAGATTTCCACCAGCATTTGAAAATTGTAAAGATGTAACGGCTGTGTTTGATACAAATGCGCCACCAATATTAAATGACATTACTGAGCCGCCAGTTTCCTCAGCGTATCCATAAGCGTTGATTGGCTTGTAATTTGTGCTTGATGTGTAATTATCAATTTGAACTGTAGCCGCGTTATTTGTTGATGTCCTAGATGTAGCTGTGCTTCCAAGATTGAGATAAGTAACTCTTTGAACTGAACTCACAAAAGACCCACCAACGCTATCGGTAGATACATAAGATGATCCTGTCGTATTCGCATTTGGCGCGATTCTAAATATGCCGTTAGCAGTGGCATTAGTTGCGCCATAAATGACCATGCGCAAAGACTTATACGTCTGGACAATTCCAGAAATAGTGGTTGTCGGCCCTGTTAGCGGTGTAGTTGAAAGTAGTGTCATGCCACCAGATCCACCTACTGCTACCCAGTTCGACCCATCGTAATATTCTGTAGAATTTGTATCTTTGAGAAAACTGAAATTGCCTTCTTGTGGGCTAGTTACCGCAGATGTACGAGCTGCCGCACTAGCGAACACCCACACGCCTTGCATCAAGTAGCCGTTAGTATCGCCAGCGGTAAGTACATCACCCGTAACGAAGGTTTTAAAGCCTTGTCCTGCTGCCATTTTCTTTTCTCCTTAGTATGATAAAACGTTAGTATCTAAAATTCCATATCGATCTGAATTTAATATAAACCCGTCTATCACGGGTTCTAGTGTAGTAAAGGTAGTACGCCATTTATTCGGGGTAACGCTATGTGCCACGCCGAAAACTTGCAGGGTCTTAGTCAAGGTTGAACTACCCGGCTGATTAGTAGTAATAGTTACCGGGTCAAAGAAATCCAAATCAAGCGCGGCAACCGTGCCAACTGCGTAATTATCTGTGTATAGGTCTAGTTCAATAGCATCGCATCTAACGCTGGTTTCGGCTCGACTAGCAACATAGGCCCGGGCGTAATCTAACGCAACTGCATCGGTCTGCATTAGTAGGTCTTGCTGGTTGTAAGTATGGGCAAAATACTTTTCGACACTAGCTGCGTTAGTGGCATTTTGAACCGTGCCACCTGTTCTAGTGATATTGGCTTGATTGAATATAAGGGTGTCATCCGTACGCCAAATAGCATTAAAATAGCCGATATCTGAACCGTTATCATTAAATACTACAGGCGTAGCAGCAACACTAGCGACGGTTACTGTCCGATCTTGGAAAGTCCACGATCCCGATGCATCTACATAGATTGCGCCGTATTCGCTATTAGTGGCTGTTTGTAAAGCTGCTAGGGCTGTACGCGCTGTGCCAGGATCTGCCTGCAGCGTGGTTAGCCCGGCATCTACGTCACGCATGGATGCTGGCCATGAAATAGTGTTAAGTATTTGGTTAATCCGTGTACCGCTTAGATCGCCAGCGGTCGCACCTGTAACGGTACTAATCTGGGCATTTTGGGCTAGGCGCGTAGCATCCACGGCCGAAATTGTTGTGTACACGACGTCATTGGCGTTACGTGGGGTAGTAGTCGTGTAGCTAGTAATAAAGCCGCTAAACATTGGATAGGTAGTACCGCCATAAGTAGCCGATATTGACACCTTGCGCATAGGTGTTAAGAATCCAAAGTAAGGGCTACTTGGGTTTTGTGGGTTAAAATCGCCGTTCTGATCCACAATACGCAGGGTTAGTGTGCCTGTCTGAAATTCATCGGCTGTAGCTGATCTGCCGCGCTTAGTGCTAACGCTATCTACTACGTTGCTTACATCCACAATTAAGGATGCTGAGTCTGCTAATACGTTAGTGCCAAATATGCCTTCGCCAATAATAAATGCTTGGGCAGTCGATGGGCCTGTGCCAAAGTTAATGACCGCGTTAATTACTGGAATCGTCATCGTTTAATCAATCAAGAATCCAGCAGGGTATTTTGACAGGCCTGTACGTTGCGCATTTAGTAACGCTGTATTTACCTTTTCAGTAAAATCATCACCATCTAATACGTTGCCTTCGATCACTACCGTTACCGAATTATCTACTGATCCGATACCTGTGCCTTGGCCTGTGCCATATCCAGGGCCGCCCATGCCATCTTCCCAAATAGGTTGCCCACCAATGCCGAATTTAGGGCCTTGTGAGCCGCCGCCGCCTGAAGGCGGCTCAACTACTGGCATTTGAATAGGTGCGGCAAGTAATGCTAGATAATCTTGTAACGCCTTGTACTTGGCATCGTCTGCTATTTTTTGAGCTGCTGCTATACGTTCAATAATAGTTTTTTGTGTAGTGTAATTAAGAATATCGTAGGATGCTTGTGCTGCTGCAACTGTATCAATACCAGCTAATTTGGAAATCTCTAGCAGCTTTGCCTGAGTTTTCTCAGTATAAAAATTAGCCTCGGCTAACCCACCTGATGCGATGATGGCCGCGTTATACTTCGCGTATGCCTCTTGTCGCGCAGCAGCCGCTTCTGCCTCTGTCATTTCTGTAGTGCTAATTCGCTTTAATTCAGCCAATAACAAATTGTTAATTGAACTTAATTCAGACTCACTGATAGCAGTAATCCCGGCTAACTTGTTAGTTTGCTGTTCTTGGGTTAGCAGTTTTAATTGATCGATGTATTTAAGGGCAGCCTCGCCATTATCGTTTTCAATCTCCTGCATAGCCAATAGGCGTAGGCGTTCATCCTTATCGTAGGTTGCTTTAAGCGCAGCTGCTATCTGTATCTTGCTTATATCAAATACGGCAGCTGCCTTTTTTAAAGCCAAATCTTTTTTAGCTGCTAGTTTTGCGGCGGCGGCTCTAGCGGCAGCGGCTGCTTTTTCCGCCTTAACTCGAGCAGCTTCGGCAGCCGCAGCTTTTCTAGCTTGTAATAAATCTGTAGATACACCTGATCCACCTGTATAAAATCTACGGGCGGCTGGTCGCTTTTTTAGTTTGTCGTAAGATTCTTGGGTAATGCTTCCAGTAAGAAAAACGCCTAAATAATCAAGGGCTGTTAATTTATCTACATCTTTTAATAAGTCACTAACTGCTGTGGCGAAAAGATCAACGTTTGCCGTAGCTTGATTGATGTCACCATTTCCAGCTAAATCTGAAAATAGATCAATTAAACCTTCGCCTATAACTTCTTTAGCGTTAGCAGATGCCACTGCCAGTTTGTCAATCGAACCAGCAAAGGTATCAATGTAGGCTTTACCAGCACCTTGGCTTTGCTTAATAAGAATTTCTTGTATCTCGGCAAAACTTTTTGTTGCTAGTTGAGCATCGGTTAAACCAGTGTTTAATTGCTTTAAGCCTTTATAGTTTCCAACGTAAGCCCGCGATAATGTGTTAATAACATCTGAAAAAGCCAAACCATTAGCCCGAGCTACATCAACAGCTAGGGCCATTAATTCTTGGGTTTTAGTAGTTGATAAAGTTACCTTTGAAAGTTTGGAATAGGCTGGCCTTAGTTCATCGTCTAAAATGCCTGTTTGCTGTTCAAGTGATGATATAAAGTTTTCAGCATTTTGTGATTGATAAGCCAAGCCTAGGTTTTTCAGGTTTTGACGTAACACGGTAATAGCCGCATCATCCTCGGCAAATGCTTGTACAGCTGCTTTAGAAAAATTGACTACGGCTCTAGCACTAAAAGCTAAACCAAAAGCACCAGCAAGTTTTTTTACACCTTTTTCAAGCTTTTGTGTTGCTGTCTCGGCTTGCTTAAAACCTTTAGCATCAAAGCTAGACCCTAATTTAATATCTGGATATGCCATTAGGCAGCCCTACTAAATGATTGCTTCTGGCTTCGCTTGTAAAATTCTCTGGTGGCTTTATCTATGGCTTTATTAGCTGCGCCTTCTGCTACGCCACGGCTTTCAGCCCACGCGCGAAATATAAAGCGGCCTTGACCTTTTAGGCTCGATGTAACTGGCCCTAAGTTATCAATAAATTTAGCACCTGCTTTAGGGTTTACCGATCGGCTAACACCCTTAGATGCGCCTGATGCGTTAGGGCCTACCCAAGCTTGTGGCCGTCTAGCAGTTTCATAGATTGCACCAGCTGGTGACTTGTTTACAATTCTTGCCAGCGATGTAAAACCATTTTTGTCACGCTTACTTACCCGGTTCTCTAACACAATATTGCGGGTAATTGTGTTGTAATTAAATATCGGAAATAGTGCTTCGGAAAAGGATCGTGCCTGCCATCCACTCATAGGGGATTGGCTAGGTACGAATCCGCGGGCCTTTTTTACTACAGGCTTCAAAGCTGCGTTTAATTCTGTGCCTAGCGCAGTTTCTAGATCAGGGGCAAAGGTGCGTAGGGCTTTGCGCAGATCAGCGTTTCCGCGTATTTCTACTTTGAGCATCTTGCATCTCCTTTGATCTGTCTTTCATTGCCTGCAGTAATGCACTAAACATCCTTGAATCTAATCCAATTAAATCTTTAGGCGGTATTCCCGTTTCCAAACTGATCCGTGCGATCAAGTAAGTAAACGAGTCACGCCTTATGCTTCCGGGTCATCATCTAAAACTTCTACCTTTGAAAGTGTTTTAAGAAACTCTGCGCCGAACATTGGCACGGTATCGCCGCTGCTTCTCAAACACTCCCACGCCAACCAGTACACATCTGTCTGCTTCTCATCCTCGCGGAAAGCGCGGTGAAAACCTTTCTTTGCGTACAGCTCAAACGCGTATTCAATAGATGGTGTTATCTGATGCTCAGATACGTTGCCATCTATCTTTGTAACTTTTAACTTAGCCATGCTTTAGCCCCTTTTGTTTTTATCAGGTAGTTGTAATTACGATTGGTGAATTACAAGTAAATGTAATTGATTGTGTAGCGATGTCTGCTACTGCGCCGTTAATATCGGTAGTGTTATTTACCAAAATTGTGGTGCTGTATAGCGGGTTAGTAGCTGATACTGCTGCGCTTGTCTGCTTTAGCGTAATTGGTACTGTTGTACCCCATGCAGCCTGCAGTGTTGCGTTTACGTTCGCAGCAGCTGTATCGCTTAGGAAATCTAAAGTAATTGTGCTGGCCTCTAGACCCTTAACGAACTTATGAGCTGTATCGCCCATAGCAGTTACTTCAAGTTCATCAAATACGCGGTTGATTGTTGCGCTTGTAACGTGATCTGATAGAACTACTGAGTTCAGCGTTACTACAACGGTATTGCTTAAATATACGGCCATTTAGTTATTCCTCTGTTTTCTCGGTTGCAGGTGCTTTAGGTTTTGTATCTTTTGGTGCTTCTGTGATCTGCCCAATTTTAATTAAAAAGGCAATATCCTCATCTGTGTATGACATGGTTTAACTCCAGCTCGTTAGTATGGATATATTGAATTCGGCGGTTAATAGATCGCCGCTATCAGCATTTAATACACCGGGCGCGCTAACGCTGGTTATATTAAATACAAGGTTTGATGCTGCTAGTTTTGTGTAAGCCGCAACGATAAAATCCTCAATGCCCTGCAGGTTGCCCTGGTTGTCAAACATTGGCACGGTTAGCAAAATCTTAAAATTAGCCATAGGCGAAATAGTTATGTAGCTGTTATTGCTAGGTGTGAGATATAAGTCTGCCGGAATTACCACACAGCTGTTTGCGAGTATTGTCGCTGGTGGGTAGGCAAACACAGACCAGACTCCATTATTGGTTAAAGCTGCTGCGATGGTGCTGCGCAGGGTTGTAATAGCTGCCGTAGGCATTTACCCCACCATGCTATTCGGGCTAGCGTACGGGGCTAGTAAGCCTCTTATTTTGCCTATCATGCTGTTGCCCATGCGGTAAGGGCTAGGGCTAAAGCCATCGAGTCCTACGCCACCTGTCTGGGATACCTGGCGCGCCTGCCAAATATCTACGGCCAAGATCATCGCACTTTGTCTAACGCTTGCTGTGTTTACATAGGTAGCTGTCTTTGTATCCTCGCCTGTAG